TGTCGATAACTGGCAAAGTTCTGTGGAGGTTGAAACTTTAATTCAAATAATGCATTGTCAATGTTGATGCCGCGATCATAGAGATATAGTTTAAATTCTTGATCAAATATGTCTGACATTAGACTCTGTAGTCTCTTACAGTATTCATTAAATCGCAGTTCTTGAATATATGCTGTGCCAACACGCCCATCGTTATACTGCGCCTGGCTGTCATCTGCACCTGTTGGCAGATAGCTACTTGGAATTCTTAAGCCACGAAATAACTTGTTAGTAAAATATCTTAAGTCGTCAATTTCACCAAGATTCGTTCCTCCTGGTAGAGTTTCAACTTTACTTCCTCGTCCTTCAGCGGTGGTTGGGAAGAAGTAATCTTCATTGATAGATAATGGATTGTATGCTGAATCAACAACATTACCACCGCCACCAGTAGCACTAGGAATCCTACGTTGATGTATTTCATTTTTAACCCTTTCAACAAATCCCATGGCTAAATGGCTGGGCATGTTACCAACGTCAATGTAAAAAATACGTCTTTCTGGAGCACGTTGTATACGATAGATTAAGATAGCATCTTCTAGTAATTCTTTCTGTTTAAACACTTTAAAAATGTTTTCTAACAAGCTGTTACCAAAAGGATAGTTGTTGTCAAGACCTTCTGATAGACTTAAATGAATCACATGTTTAGCATCAATAGCCAGTTCATTTTCAAAAGTATTGAATCTAGATCCTGTAGAAGAAGGTGCATTATAAGTGCCCACCATGCCGCCTGCGCTGGCACTGCCCGCAGCGTAACTAGTACCTCTGCTGATTGTGTTTGGACTATTTGGACTTAAAGTAGTGACCACAAGATCAAAAAAGTTAGGATTAAGATCTCTAATTACATACTGCTCAGGCTCTTTGCCTTCGCTTTCATTGACAATAATTTTAACTAGTTTACTAGGATCAATGTAAACCCACTTTTTATTTTCTGGATCTCTTACAAATATTGCATCACCGTATTTGAAAACATTTCTTACAATACGAAAAATTCTTGTTTCGAATTGCTGTAGCTTACACCATTGCTGTAGATACTCGCGCAATATGGCAATTTCGCTGTTGGTAGCTTTGTTTTTAAAGTGCAAATGAAACGGAGTTGTGTTTTCTCTATTTCTCTGTGTGCAGAATTCTGCTAGAATGTCTAGGGCAGCATTAACTTCGCTGTCCATATCCATAGTATCATACTGCATGTATCTATGGATTCTGTTTGGTGCGCCAGAATACACTTCTGGTAAGAAGCTATTATAATTTTTTCTCGCGGGGCCCATGCTGTTGCTGTTGGCCATTGGGCTAGATGATCTAGACTGCGAATTGACTGTTACCGGTGTAAAATATTTTTTCCAGCTCATTATGCTTTCTCGTAGACATTGTTTGAATTGGCCTGTACTGCTCGAATTTGTTTTCTACCAATTGTTTCAGTTTGTTCGAGAAGACGACTCATATTACTATTTAACGAATCTAAACTCTTAACTACATCATCTAGAGTAGCAACTTTAGCTGGCGGTTTCCCAGCAGTTTCTGTCTGTTTGGCCGCATCTGCCTGTCTTTGAATTCTAGCATTTTCTCTTGCTGTATCAGCATCTGTTGGCTGCTGTGCATCTTCAGATTTTTTAGCCAATGGCGCTGTAGCTGTTCTCACTGACGGAGTAAATCCTGGCAAGTTAAGACTATTCAAATCAATTTTAGGTAACTCCATGTTTGAAGTCATTTGAGCTGCTACACCGTCTAGTGCAGATGTTAAAGCTTGATCACCGCCAAAATTAGAATATAAACTGTCTGCACTTTCCGACAAACCTGTCATAAATTCTGGAACCATTTTAGTTAAATTTTCAAATTCAGCCGCTGCTAGATTAAAAGCCTTTTCATCTTGAATGATTGTTTTTAATTTTTCAGCAGAGTCGTTGGCCCAGCTCTGTAGATTTCCGTCCATGTCTTCGTAGAAATCTTCCATCTTTGCACCTGCAGGCAACATAGCTTCAATAGCATCTTCAGTCATACCTTTGATATTTTTACCAATGATATCTCTGTGCAGTTCGGCAGCCTGTAGTATTTTCTGTCTGCCGTCGTGATCTATTTTTAATTCTTCTTTGCTAGATTCTTCTTTTTCGCTGATAGCGTCTTCGTGTAGTTCGCTTAACTTGGCATTTGATATTTTAATCATTGCCAATTCTTTTTCAACAATTTTTTTAGTTTCTTCTGCGCCTAATTCTTTGCGCTCTGTTTCATATTTGATACCAGCGTCAACTCGTTTAGATAATTCAGTAAATGTTTCTTCGTATTTTTTAGAGATAGCTTTGCCTTCGTCACTGGCCATTGCAGCTTTGGTAATATCGCCTCGACTGGCATTAGGACCTAACTGTTCTTTAATTTTATCTCTGAGTGCTTGTTTATCAATTTGAAATTGTTCTTTGGCTGCATCAAGTGATTTTTGTGCAGCTTTACTATCATCGCTTTGAACTCGTCTAGTAGTAGTTTCTCCTCCGCCGGACACTGAACTGATAGTCGTAGATATGTCTTTGGAAATTTTAGACATATCTATGCCAGCATTGGAAATACTGTTTCTCATGTTATCAGACATAGATTTAGCAAAATCATTTACTTTGCCAGTGGCTATAACCTGACCTTGTTCTTCTGGTACTACTAGTTCTGGACCTTCTTCACCTACCCAATACGGTACACCTTTTTTAACTGGACCACCGTCTGCTCGTTGCTCTACATTTGTCCCACCACCTGGTTGCTGTGCTCCGCCAGCTGCTCTATTAATATTAACAGTATTTGGTTGATTTACATATAGTTCTTTAACATTGTTAAATCCGTTTTTTAATCCTTCAGTAATACTCTTATAGAAATCAGAAAAATCTAAATCGCTTTTTCCTCGACGTTCATCAGGAATATTTGTGCCTGCATCTTTTCCTTTGTTTACTGCGGTATCAACTGCGGCTCGTGCGTCTAATGCGGTTTTAATTTTAGGGTCTTGTTGTGCTAGTTGATTGCGAAGTTGCGTTATTCCGCCAGGAGATTTAACAGCATCTTTAAGAAGTTTTTCGCTAGTAGTATTCTGTGCTTTGGCTAATTTATCAAGCGCCTGAGATACTTGTTCTCCAATTGTAGATCTCAGAGCGGCATTTATATCTTTGATACTTTCTGCATCTTGTCCCGGAACTCTTTTTTGTTGTTTTGCTAAATCATCTAAACCAGCTTTAATAGCAGCAATCTGAGCATCACGTAACGCTTTAGTTTGGTCGTTGCTGAAAGGTGTTGCTGGTCCTTGTCTTTGATCTATTTTGGCTAGCCCGCCTTGTATTCTCTCAATCAGCTGGTCAACACCTGATTCTATTTTTCCTCGGGCACCACCAGTCTGGAATGAATCGTTCATTCCTTTGAGATTTTCTGCAAATTTACCAAGTTCTGGATTAACAAATTCTGCCAGCGGCAACACTAGCTTATTGTTTAACGCTGCTGTTACATCTGACATTCTACCTTCTAACTGTATTACAGCATCTGTAGTTCCAGTTCTTGCTGACTGTTCTTTCTTAATTGCTGCATCGGCTAGTTCTAGAGCCTTTGTTCTATCTTTTGCATCTTCTAAATTAAGATTGTTTTCTTTTGCTACTGCTCGTAGAGCATCATTGAGTTGTCTACTGGCAGCAACACCGTCTGCGGCAGCACGAACATCTTGAGATGCAATACTTAAATTAGTTCTAGTCATCTGCTGTTGAGCATAGGCAGCAGCAGCTTCTCTAGTAAGACGTCTTGCTTCTGTTTCGTCACCTTTTTTAGCAGCGGCTGCTGCTTCAAACATTAATTTCTGTGCGGCGCCACCAGCAAGTCCAAATTTTTCTGCCATTTCTTCTGTTGGACGTTCCATGCTGAAGATTTGCTCTTGCATTTTAGCAAAATCTTTACCCCCAATTTGGCTGGCTGCAGACATTTGGTTAAACGCATTTCTCACACCTTCGCCGCCTTGGATTACTGCCAGCTCAATACCAGCTCTTACCTGACCATCTTCTTGTTTTTTTCTTAATTCGTCTTCTTGTTCTTTTCTGCTCTTGCCTGTGAGTTTAGCCACAGCATCCATTTCTGTAGCTAGAGATTTTGCAGAATTGATCTCTTTCTGCAGAGATTCTGCACTCATTTTGTCTTTTATTTTTGTCGAAGTTATTTGTGTTAACAACAATTCATTAATTTCTTTGTTGTTATAACCCATACTACGTAATTCGTCTGCGGCACCCGAATCATAAAACGCTTTGCTAAAATTTGTAAAAACTTGTGCGCCTTTGGTAACACTACCACCTAGACCTGAAAGATATTTTGAACCGTCTTGTACAACTTGACCAAATTCACCTAATGTCATGCGGGTGTTAGCAGCATTTACTCGCATGCCTACTACATCATTGTTAAATCCAGCACCTGATTTACTTAAATCTCTAAATACGTCAATGCCTTCTTCAACATATTTCACCATACCATCTAGTGCGTCAGCTCCTACACCTAAAACATTTGCTAGTTGACTACCTTTAAAACCTGCAAGTTCAAAATTATTAGCAAATGATTTAGTAACATCACTAACTTTAACCCCGCCTTTTACAAAATTTCCAGTAAGATCAAAGAGGCTTTTACCAACTGCACCAATGCCTCCTGCTAGTTCATTTACAGACTTTTCAAAGAACTTGCCAGCAACTACACCAGCTGCACCAATGACGCCGGCGCCCCCAGTTCCGCCCCCAGTAGTAGTGCCTCCAGTAGTAGTGCCTCCAGTAGTAGTGCCTCCTGTTCCGCCGCTACCACCCATGCTACCACCAGATCTTGACCAGTTGCGTAGTGCGTTGTAAAATGCTTGTTCTAAAATAGGTTGATCAACTCTCGGGTCTAATGCCATAAATTTTTCCAGGAAAATATTGGTATATAAATACTCATATATTTATCGGGACTAAAAATGAGCCAAACCAATCTGTTACAAAAGTACTTTAGACAGCCAAAAATCTACATGACATTGCCTAGTAAGGGGCTTTACTACCCGCCTGGACAACTAAAAGGTGACTATACCAATGTTCCTATCTTTGGTATGACCGGCATGGATGAGATCTTGTTTAAGACTCCGGATGCTCTGTTTAATGGAGAAGCCAGCAGTAAAGTTATTGAAAGTTGCTGTCCTACAGTTAGTAATGCAAGAAAAATGCCAAATCTTGATGTAGATGCGGTGCTTATTGCCATAAGAATAGCAACTTATGGTGAGACTATGTCTATAGGTCATACCTGCGGTAACTGCGATGCCGAAAATGAATTTGACATTGATCTTAAACCTATAGTTGAATATTTTAGCGATCTTACTTTTGAAAACACAGTACCAATTGGTGAAATTACGGTACGCTTAAGACCGTTGGACTATGATGAAATGACTCAGTTCAGCGTTGAAAATTTTAAACTACAGAGAATGCTGTATCAAACCAGTGACATTCCGCAGGCACAGCAACAAGAACACCTTGATAAAATCTATCAAAGTCTAGCAGAAATACAGGTTAATTTGTTTATGTTAAGCATTGAAAGTGTGCTTACGCCTGAAGGACTTGTTGAAGACAAAGACATGATCAGAGAGTGGCTGCAGAATTCTGAAAAGTCTGTCTATGCAGAAATAAAAACACAGCTGGAAAAAAACAAAGAAACGTGGTCTATACCAAAACAAAATGTAAAGTGTGGCAACTGTGGCACTGAAGACCGTGTAGAAATTACTCTGGATCAATCAAGTTTTTTCGGTTAAAGATCCAGAGAATGCCGAACTCTGATATCGAAAACTATCTTAAAGATCTAGAAGGCCAAGCAAAAAATATCAAAGACGAACTATTTAGAATAAGTTGGTATATGCGAGGAGGTGTATCCAGTGACGACTTATTCCACAAATACACCTACGAAGATCGTCTAATTATGAATCAAATTATCAAAGACAATATAGAAGCAACTAAAAATTCTAGACTGCCTTTACTTTGAATATAATTGCTTTATCAAATCGTCTGCACTCACTGAGCCAGAATTGCTGCCAGATGGTCCCTTGTTAAGTGGATTCTCAGGATCGTCTCCGGTGCCTGCTGCTTTAGTAGGTCCTGGTTTTCCTGCACCATCAGTTCGTCCAAAGTTTGATCTAGTTTGACCTTGAGAATATAATTGTGTAGATAGTCTTTGTAATTCTAAAGGATCAGTTATTTTTCCGTCAGTAATAGCTAGTTTTACAGAAGTTTTTATTTTACTGTTTAATTCTTTTAAAGCCATCGGCGCCGGTAAGAAACGAGTAACCGGATCTCGTCCGCCGCCAGTTGCGCCACTGAAGAAAGCTGTTGTAGCACCACCTAATTTTCCAATAAGTTCTCCTACTGGATAATCTTCGTATAGATCTTGCATGACATTTTTAAGTAACCATGCTTGTATTTCTTCTTGACTCAACATATAAGGGATGGCCATAGTGGCTATAAACATTGCGCCGCCGGCCATCCAACCAAATCCAGGAATTCCTGCAAACAAAGGTATAAAGGCACGTAGTTGAGCAGCTAATGCAGCTAATCCGCCCATTGCTGCTAGCATTGTTAGTCCTTTATTAAATGCTATTGTAGAATAATATGCTCGAAGATCTTGTGCAGTATCTCTAGCGTTTTCTTGATCATCTCCAAGTTGGCCAGCATCAAACATAGTTTGTACGGCATGCATATCGTCTATCCACTCAGTAACAGCTAGTCCTAGACCTAATACCCACGCTAGTCTTACTGTAGCTTTTTTTAGACCTTTGGAAACTGTGTTTTCAGTTGCTGTTTTTACTTTTGCTTTGCCGCCTTCAACAACTTCGTCAACTGCGTCTATTGGTCTAACCTTTCGTTCTTTTCCATTACGGTCAATGTTGACCATACCTTGACCTCTTCTGAAGAGATATCTTCCGCGAAGTCGTCTTGTAGGTTGTCGACGTTGTTTACCGTCTGTGGTACCAGCTTTTTCTCCGCCTTTGTCGCCAGGCACCCCATCATCTGGGGGAAGACTCCCCCCAGATGCTTTTTTTGGTTGATTAGGATTATCTGGACTAGCTGTGTGTGTTTGTCCAGTAGGAGTATTTCTTGTTTGGCCGCCAGTGCTAGACTTCCCATCTCCCTTTTCAAGTTCTCTTCTCATTTGATCCATAGGATTAGGTTTTGTACTATCCACTGGATTTACCGGAACCGGACGAAGCTTATCTGGATTATTTTTAGCCCATTCTATAGCTGCATTTTTGCTTCTAAATGCTCCTGTCAGATTACCGCCAATGTTAAATCCCCAACGACCATCTGGAAATTGTATAGGAGTAGGAATATTTAAAGGTACTGCTTCTGAGATTATGTCATAAACTTTCATAGGAATTTCCTGATTTCTTTCTTTATTTATTATTAGTGAGCTGAAGCTCACTATCGTTTTCGTTAAACATTATCTGAGTTGAACATGTCACACTAGCGTTACAGCATTACAGTGGCGGTTGTCCGGTACCACGAGCTGAGTCTTTATCACAACGGCGGGTCTATAAATGTACGCTAACACAAGTATAGCCGCGGGTTTTTCTCCCTCTTTTAGCCTGTTAAATTATTCTCAAACAGTAAAATCAGTTGTATGTAGGCATATCTGATCATCGTCCTGTAAAGGATAGTTACTGAGTACTCACAACGGCGAGAGATTTCCTTACCCCGAGACATCACCAGGGATTTGGGCGCACGAAATTAGCCTGCGCTGAGCGTTAACCGTTTGATTTTGCCTGTGATTGTTCTAGTAATCGTTGCCTGAGTATGTTTGAACCGCCTACTCTTACGTTAATAATGCCGTTATAGTAGTCGTCAGATTCTAAAACTCTACGTTCAAATTGCTCTCTTGCCTCTAGATATGACATTTCTGCCTTGCTTTTGCAAAGATAAAGTATTTCTCTTGTGAAATTTTCCGGACCTAATGTTTGGATGTCTGCGTTTAACCTATCTGAAGAGCCATAATACTCGCGCCAATCGCTTTCTACTATACTTCTTCTTTTAAGTTTTTTGCCTTTGAGTGGTGGTTTAGTTTTTTTAAACTGTGCTAGTTTCTTGCCTATGTACTTTTGTCCGGTTTTAAGATTGGTAATAAGATAAACAAATCCGATATAGCCTTCGGGGATTTCTTCTACTACTTGATTTTGATAACACCACGTCATCAGTTATGTAGCATCTTTATTACCTTGATCTTTTAAAATTGACTGCCTGTATTTTGGAGATTTTGTTTTAGGTTTATCTGCTCTTACTGCCTGTATTTCGTCGCGCCTTACTGATGCTAGCCTTCTTATTTCACTTAATAATCGTCGTGCCTCTATGCCTGACACATGTGTCTGTCTATTTTCCCATTCTTGGTTCTTTTTAAAGTACGCATGAACAGTTTTTAATAATCTGTTATGAATATCATCACTCATTCAATTATTTCTAGGTCGTTGGCATAACTGGTAAAGCCGTTTTCTTTAATAACTTTTAGTACATTATTAACACGGCCTATTAATTCATCCTTATGACTGATAAGGAAAATGTTCTTTTGTCTTTCTCTGCCCATCTTCTTAAGCACAGCTAGTGCGTTTTCAACACCGCTGGCATCTAATCCGTTGTCTATGAGCTCGTCAACAAACAATAGATTAATGTTTTGATATAGACTTTCCCACACATCACGGAATGCCCACGACAAACCAAGTATCAATCGATTACGTTCACCTCTGCTCAGGTTATCAAAATCTAGATCTTGACCCAGCTGTGTGATTTCTACATTAAGATCATTCTGGAATACCACAGTATGCGGCAAGCCCATCTTATCTAGATAGAAAGTTAATCGATTGTTAAGATACGCCAAGTTTTGATCAATGATCTTTTTACGGATAAAACTATCTTTGTTTGTCAGTAACTTTAATAAAAACTCTTGATGATCTTTAAGTGTGGTAAATTCGTTGATCTTATCCCAACTGATTTCTTGAATAGCAGTATTTTTAAGATCGTCAATCTGTTCTTGATACGGATCAGTCTCTTTTTGTCTTGCAGCCAAGGCTGTTTCCAAACTGGCAAGATTATTCTGATGTTTAAGTGCTTCTTCAATAGTATCGTAATAGGTAGTTGGCCGACCGTTGATGTCGCCAATCTGTTCTAGTTCTTGAACTACTGTGGCATAGCTATCACCCACACCCTGAAGATATGTCATACTGTCAGCTAGATTTTTTTCAGCAGTGGCAGTCATTTCTTCATGCTTGTGGGTGTGTAACTCTTGTTCACAGGCAGGACAGGCTTTATCTTTTAACTGTTCTAGTTCTTTCTGATATTTTTTAACCTGCTTGTCTGCCTGTATCACAGCAGTTTCCAGTGTGGCCTTTTCTTTGTTTAGGCTTTTGATTTTTGCAGCCTGTTCTTCATAGACTTTGAGTCGGCTGTGCTGTTGAACTTCTTTTTCAATGTCAACAGCCTGTAGTTCTATAATGCTGGCAGCAATTTTTTCACAGTCTTCTTGCTGTTGCTTGATCCAAACCTTTTGTCTAGTAAACAAGCCATCAATACTCTGCTGTATCTTATCGTTGCTCTTTTTAGTTGCTTCAATGTTGGCATTTTCCTGTAGAATTTCTTCTTTGGTAATACGTACCTGTTCTTTTAACAGTTCAGCTTTTTCACTTAATAGAGTAATGCCCAATAACTGCTCAATGATTTCTCGTTGTTCATTGGCTTTAAGGCTTAAGAAAGGTTCAGTATAGGTGTTTAGTGCAACAATGTGCTTGAACATGTCGTGACTTAACCCGAAGAGCTCGTCAAGATCTCTCTGTGTTTCACGCATGTCGCCCTGTGAGTCATCTGTTTCACCAGCTGCCATTTCTGAATCGTTGACAAAAAACTTCATAATGTTAGGTTTTCTGCCACGCTCAATGCGATAACTGTTGCCGTTCTTTTCAAAGGTAAGAGTAACTAACATGTTCTTACCATTGATCTTGTTAATCAAGTTATCTTTTTTAATATTAGTCAGTGCTGTGCCATATAAGGCAAAACTCAGAGCATTAACAATGGTAGTTTTACCTGTGCCGTTGCGGCTACCGCTGTCATCTCCGCCCATATCTAGGTTCTCACCTAGTACCAATGTAATATTTTCTTTGCTAAAATCCACAGCTTGAGTCGACAATCTCGTCTACACTTTCAAAACTCTTAATGTCAATGTCAGTGTTAATTTCTAATTCTTTCTTTTCTGGAATAAGAGTAAGTTCTCGTATGTTGTAATCTTCAACAAACTTCTCTTTAATAAAACTAGCTTCTTCAAAGCTAATGTCAATGTCTAGACTCACTCGAAGATGTTGTTTAGGTTTGATAATTTCATCAGCCTTGTCAATAAGCTCACTGAGTTTCAGCGTTCTAAATGTAGGTTGTTCAGTCCATGGCATATACACAGGTGCTTTACCCCATTCCATGATGGTCATACCTCGATCATCATCCCAAGTATCTGCATAGTTGTGTGGAAATGCATTGCCAATATAGACAATATTCTGTTTGTGCTGTCGTTTGTGGAAGTGTCCACTGAACACATATTCAGGATTTTTAAAGTGTGTGGCCTGTAGCTCACCGTGATCGGGCATCTGTACCATGGCGTTCATGTAGAACAATGGCAATTCAAAATGACCAAAGATGTAACGACTCTTAAGTTTTTCCATCTTCTTCCACTCATCGCCTACTAACCACGGACACATGGTTACATCGCCAGAAGTTGTGGGCTTGTGAATAATCTCAACGCCCGGAACATACTTGCCAAACTCAACAGAATGAATGTCACGTTTGTCTTTGTAGTAAAGATCGTGATTTCCTGGAAAGAAAAAGAATTGATCAAATGCTTTGCCCAGCTTTTCCAGTGCGCGAAGGCTGTAATCCATAGTGGTAATGTTCAATGAATTACGATTATGATGCCAGTCGCCTAGAAAAATACCAGTATCACAGCCAGCTTTTTTAGCTTCAGCAATGTACCAATCGACAAAGTCTTCACAATCTTGATTATGTACAGAACTATTTGATTTTAATCCAAAGTGTATGTCTGTGAATAGTGCTGCTTTTTTAAAAAGGTTACTCAAATTTATTTCTCCTGTCTGACAGTATAGTGTAAATTTTTATATCTGTCAATCCTCAGCTGTTTCATTTCGACGAACCGCATTGGCATAGTCTCCTTCACCTGTTCTAGTGTAACTTGGATTCATGCCGTTAATTTCTAGCAGATCGTCTCGAATATTTTGATTTCGTTTTTCAATGTTAATTACTCTAACAAATGAATTGGTAACAGCGGCAGTAAAATAAGCAAATGGGTTGTTTGATTTTGATTCATCAAACTGTAGACCAATCTGTGTAAGCTGTAAAATAGCCTGCCCTTTCATTTCATCATTGTAGGTGTAGCCACGAACGTTGCCACGGGTAGCATATCGTTCACAGAGTTTGATGTACATGCGAGCCAGTGTATTAGTGACCTGCCCGTGATCTTTATCAAACTTACCAGTATCCAACGGGCCCTTCCAGTGACTCTTGCCCACACACTCTAATATATCAGCATCATTAAATTTCCAATGCTGGAATGGTGGAAAGTTTACTTTGTCTCTATGGTCTGCTAGTGTTTTAGGATTCTTTTTACGAGTGTTGTTTAGAGGAATATGATCAAACGTCATAATTCTAAACACTAAATCTAGTTTGGGGATTTTTTTATAATCTATTTCGCAGTCTGCCTGCTTGATTTTTTCTCCGGCTGCTTTGCGGGATTCAAATTCAATTTGAGAAAGACGTTTAGCACGATTACGTTTGGCTTCTGCAACAGTACGTATGTTGATCTTTTCTAAACTAGGTAAAATAATATCGTATTGATGATATTCTGGTTTAGAAAACGAACAGAATGTATTTTTGCTTTTATGTATTTCGTCTAATAGATCTTTGTTATTAAGATAGTTAACTTTCATATTATTCCTAGTTTCCTAACATTATAAACTATGCACTTAATTTTGTCAACTAAATAATACACCAAAGGGGAAAAATAATGATTCCAGGTATAGATACAGTAACAAAAGCGGCTTCTTCGGCACTTGGTACTGCCAATAGTGCATTAGGGGCACTTCAAGGCGGGCTTAAAACGGCTTCTGCGCTAGCCGGTGCCCTTAATAATTTATCTAATCCAGCTGGATTAATCTCCGCATTACGAAGTTTAGGAGCCAAACCGGGCGCCAACGGAACACAAGCCACTGGCCCTGCAGGTGTAAGTTTTGGCGGTGATGACGCTGCTGGCGACTGGCGTGTGCGTTTAAGTGTTCCGGCAGCTTTTAAGAGCAGTGGAATCCTACAACCATTAGTTCAAGCTAACGGATTAATTTTTCCTTATACTCCTAGTATCAGCATAACTAGTTCTGCCAACTATGAAGATGTGGCATTAACTCATCAAAACTACAGCTTTATACACTATACAGGCAGTAGAGCAGATACTATTCAAATAACTGCACCTTTTAATGTTGAAGACTCTGCACAAGGTGCGTATTGGCTGGCCGCAGTTCATATGTTGCGTAGCTGTACAAAAATGTTCACAGGCGACGGCGCACTACAAGGTAACCCTCCACCAATTTTAAAATTAAACGGCTACGGTGATTATGTTTTTAAAAATGTACCCGTTGTTGTAAAAAGTTTTACAATCGAATTGCCCGCTGACGTAAATTATATCAATACTTCTGCTGCTGTAGCAGCAGTAGGCACTTCCGCAGGAGGCGGAGTCTTATCTTCAATTGCCGGTATTTCTGGCACTGTTGGCCAGCTAGCAGGCCTTGCTGGTGCGCTAGGAAATAATAGATTAGCTAATCAACTAGGTCAAGCAGGAGCTATTGGTGGGGCCATTGCCGGTGTCGGCGCCCTATTAACAGGCCAACCATTACCTAACGGCGGCCCATTTGGATCTGCTGGTAACTCATGGGTACCGGTAAAAAGTTCAATGACTGTTACTCTACAACCAATCTACAGTAGAGAAGCAATGAGACAGTTCAGTCTACAGAAATTTGTCAGCGGTGAATATATTTCTGGAGGATACATTTAATGGCTGCTAGATATGCTGGTACCAGTCCTTGGTACAATACACAAACTATACAAAACTATCTGGATATTTTAGCAATTCGTCCAGTTGCTGCCGAAGCAGATGATTTTGTTTATAAGATTGAACCTCAATATACTCATAGACCAGATTTGTTGGCCTATGACCTCTACGGCACACATAAGTTATGGTGGGTCTTTACTCAAAGAAATTTAGATAGGCTACAAGACCCAATTTACGATTTTGTCCCAGGAACTGAAATTTACATTCCTAAAAAAGCAGGACTATTTAAAGTATTAGGATTATAAAATGGGATTTGGTTTTGATGTAGGCGCCGCCGCCACAAATTTAAGCACTAAAGTTAATAAAACTCTGTCGTCTTCAAGTCTGGCCCAGGGGTTAAGTTCTGCCGGTGACACATTAAAAAATGCAATAGGTTCAATTGGACAGGGAATTGAAAAAACTTTTTCAAACATCACAGGAGCAATACCTGGATTGTCCACAGCAGAAACTGCAATACAAAATGCCAAAAAGAACGTTGACAATTATGGTAACCTATTTGAAAATGCTACAAAAAAATTAACCATAGAAAGTCTAGGTATTCCTCCAGGAGAAAGACTACCGAACGTTTTAAGTTACTACTCATCTGTAAATTATCTGTTTACATTGAGTGTATTAGATGATGTATCTATTAATTTTCCAAATGAAACTTACAGAAAAGGTGTAATAGGTCCGCTGATGTTAAAAAGCGGTAACGGTTCTCCAATGGACAGAATACCGTTGTCATACAAGCCCCCTTATAATAAACAAGGCGGGTATGATTTTTTCATTGAAAATTTAGAAGTTCGAGGAATTATTGGGTTTGAAAAAACTACAGGTAATACTAACTCAACTGGCATAGGTTTTAAAGTTGTTGAGCCTTACAGTATGGGATTATTTTTTGAATCTCTACAGACAGCTGCGTTAACAGCAGGTCACAAAAATTATTTAGATGTTCCTTTATTGCTGACAATTGAATTTAAAGGCCACCTGGATGCAAACACACAAAATGCACAGATTGACAAGACTACAAAATATATTCCGTTAAAGTTAATGACTGTGCAGATGAAAGTAACAGGCAAAGGCAGCGAGTATGATATAAAAGCGTATCCGTGGAATGAAAAAGCATATTCTACAATATACTCACAGCTTAAAACTGATATTTCTATACAAGGCCAAAGTGTAATAGAAATGTTACAGACAGGCGAAAATAGTCTACAAAGAATTCTAAATGATAGACTAGCAGAAGCTGTAAAACGTAAAGATGTCAATGTACCAGATCAAATTTTAATTAGTTTTCCAAATGATCTTAAAACTGGAGATTATGCCCCACCACCAACACTAGATCAAGCTACTGTAAATCCTAATCAAGCACCTGTAGTAGGAGATTTTTTTGCTAAACTTGGACTCACTACCAGTAAAGGTCAGCTGAACAAAACACAGATTCAAGTAGATGGCACAGTCAATGATGTTGGCAAAAGTACCATGGGATTTAATCTTTACAATAGAGGAGATACTCCATTTGCCAAAGACAATCTTACCTATGATGAGCAGACAGGAATTTATAAACGAGGCAATGTTCAAATAAAACCGTCAGACGGTGTGTTTAAATTTGCACAAGGTACAGATGTAATCAATGCTATTAATCAAGTTATTATTATGAGTGAGTATGGAAGAACTGCTCTACAACAGCTCAGCAAAGAAGGCAACATACAGTGGTGGAGAATAGAAACACATCTTTATAATATTCCCACAGATGCTAACATTGCTAAAACTGGTGTCAAACCAAAATTAATCATGTACAGAGTAGTGCCATACTCTGTTAACGCCAGCGCATTCATGCCAGTTAACCAAGGTCTTCCGGGAACTAAAGAAGCCAAACTTAAAGTGTTAAAAGAGTACAACTATATCTATACTGGAAAAAATACAGACATTATAGACTGGGATATTGATTTTAAAGCAGGATTTTACAAGTCGTTGAGTGCAGACAGTGGACGAAATAATGCCGGATTAGAAACTAAAAAGAATACAGGCGGTGCCGCAGAATCAGCAGATGATCCAAGCAACGCTAGTGCCCCAGGCAAAGCCCCCGGTCCTAATTCTATTCCTCAAGCACAGGTAAAAGATGGAGTTCTTACACAAACCGCATATAAAGGCGGTGGCGGTATAGACGACAACGCCAGCATAGCTTCTAGACAACTACACGATGTAATCACTTCTGGAGTTGACATGATTGGACTTAACTTAACTATATTAGGGGATCCGTATTTTATTGGTGACAGCGGCATGGGCAACTACAGCGCAGTATCAACAGACAATCCCCACATCACAGCTGACGGGTCAATGAACTATCAAAATGGAGAAGTTCATGTTATAGTTAATTTTAGAAGTCCGGTAGATATTGATATATCAACTGGAATGTACGACCTTGCAACTACAAGTTCAATTTCAAAATTTAGTGGAATATATAGAGTGTTAAGAGTAGAAAGTTTTTTCCAACGCGGCAGATTTACACAAAGCTTAAAAATGGTTAGATTAATGGGGCAAGAAATTCCAGCACCAACAAAACCATCGTTGACATTTACTCCTGGAAATCCATTCATAGGACCAACAATAGTTTCAGATGACGGTTCAACGTTGCAAACATTTGACGACGGATCAACACTGGCAGTTGGCACTGACGGCAGTGTAACTTCAACACCAGCAACAGATAGAGATGTAATACCGGGAGGCACTATCTAATGCCAGAAGAAATAAGAGACCTGCCCGGCGGTCAAAAAACTAGCCCGGGTCCTTATCTAGCAAAGATTGTCAGTCATCTAGACCCAACATATATGGGCATTCTAGAAGTGCAGTTATTGCACGAAGTAGGCAACGATGAAGCTAGAACAGGTCAATTACACCAGGTAAAATATCTGAGTCCGTTTGCTGGACAAACTAATGTTGACTTTGTGGGTGAAGATCCAGACGACTATAACAACACACAAAAGAGTTATGGATTCTGGTTTGTTCCTCCAGATGTTGGAACACTGGTAATGGTGATATTTGTTGACGGCGATGCTAAACAGGGTTACTGGATAGGATGTGTTCGAGACAATGCTATGAATTTTGCAGTACCGGGTCATGCCGCCACTGAGTTTAATTTAGACGAAGAAACTAACTCAAGACACGGTGATGCAAAACGTTTACCCGCAGCTGAATATAATAAAATAGCACAGGCTACAACAGCCGATCCTACAGCCATTCTTAAACCTTCTTCTCCACTGAAGACAGCTTTAGACACTCAGGGATTGTTAGAAGATGACACTAGAGGTATTACTACCAGTAGTGCTCGTAGAGAAATTCCTAGTTCAGTGTTTGGTATCAGTACTCCAGGACCTGTAGATAAACGCCCCGGCGCCAAAAAAGCCAAAGTAGGTAAAGCAGAGCACAAAATTGCCGCGGCTTTTGTAAGCCGACTAGGCGGAACTAGTTTTGTCATGGACGACGGCGACGACAAATTTTTAAGACGAACTACAGCCAGCGAAGGTCCGCCAGATTATGCTGCTGTTGAGCAAGATGAAATAGATGGCTTACCAGATGCTCCTCACAATGAACTATTCCGTATTCGTACAAGAACAGGACATCAAATTCTGTTACACAACAGTGAAGATTTAATCTACATCAGCAACAGTCGAGGCACAAGTTGGATTGAATTAAGCAGTGATGGAAAAATAGATATCTATGCTGAAGACAGCATAAGTGTACATACTAAACAAGATTTTAACTTTTATGCTGATAGAGATTTTAACATAGAAGTTGGTCGTAATTTTAATTTAAAAGTAAAAGAGCGACACCAAACAGAAGTAGGTACAGATAAAATTTGTATTGTAAATGGAAAAGTTACAATTCAAGTTGATGGAACAAAAGACGAAACTGTAACTGGAGCAGTGGCACAATCGTTTGCAGCTACTTTGGATGTCACAACAGGCGGTGCTGTTAATGTAACAACAGGCGCAGATCTTAACCTTAATGTAGGCGGAGCAAGTGTAGTATCTAGTTCTGGCGACTTTACAATTAAAGCGGCAAATACAGCTATAGACGGCGGAAATATTAATTTTAACTCAGGCATTGCTGAGGATGCAGGACCCGCAACACCTGCAACGCCACCTGAGCCGTTGTCTACTTTTGAAAACCCAGATGAAGCAGACGGAACATTACCAGAAAGCATTATGTTGCGTATACCCACACATGAACCGTGGCCGCATCATGAGAATTTAGATCCGCTGAACTTTAAACCAGAACTCACCGATAGAGAAGCCGGCGCAGCTATTCCAGTGCCAGATTACTGGAAAAAATACAGTACAATAACGGATACTTTTGCTAAAATACAACCTCCTGGCCAAGAAGGTTTAGAAGAGTAAATACTATACTATGACAGCTAATCAAAAACTCTACGATAAAATTGTTGTTAACGGTCCAGCCGGCCGTCCTAATGTGCCCGGTTCAAAAACCTACAAAGGTTTCAGCACAATTAGCGGAGACAGCAAGAGTTTTGCCTTGTTTGATCTTGCATTGATCAAACAAGATTTAATCAACCATTTTCACATAAGAATGGGAGAAAGATTAGAACAGCCTGAATTTGGTACTGTGATCTGGGACTTGATATTTGAGCCACTCACAGAAGATATTAAAGAAATTATTGTTAAAAACGTTGAAACAATCATTAACTATGATCCAAGAATTGTAGCGCAGAGTGTTACTGTCACTGCGTATGAAACAGGCATACAGATAGAATGCGATCTTGTTTACTTGCCTTATAACATTCAAGAATCTCTTCGTTTACGATTCGATGAAGCCAACGGTCTACTAGGGTAATTAAATACTCACATAATAAATTTCAATAAATATCTGTATAATGGGAAACAGATATGTCAGCAACCGATCGCCAAAATAGACTTTTAGTAGCAGAAGACTGGAAAAGAATTTACCAAAGTTTTCAAAACGCAGATTTTCAAAGCTACGACTTTGAAAACCTTCGCAGGGTAATGATCAGTTACATCCGTGAAAACTATCCTGAAGATTTTAATGATTACATTGAAAGTTCTGAGTACCTTGCTCTAATTGATCTTATAGCCTTTTTAGGACAAAGCATAAGTTTCCGCACGGATCTAAATGCTCGAGAAAACTTCCTAGAGCTGGCAGAACGCCGCGAGTCAGTGCTACGTCTAGCTAGATTATTAAGTTATAAAGCCAAAAGAAATGTGCCTGCTAGCGGGTTTTTAAAGTTTACTTCAGTAAGTACAACACAGATTGTCTACGACAGCAACGGCAGAAATTTAACAGGGCAGACAATTAGCTGGAACGATCCTGCAAACCCTAACTGGTACGATCAGTTTATCAAAATAATAAATGCAGCCTTGCCAGCAACACGAAAGTTTGGCAATCCTGATGCAAAAGACACAATCTACGGTATACCTAGCGAACAATATAGATTCCAAGGTGCTAATACTGATGTACCTGTTTATAGTTTTACTAAAACAGTAGACGGTCGTAGCATGACATTTGAAGTAGTAAGTACAGCGTTTAGTGGCGAGTCTGAAATCTATGAAGAACCTCCAAGTATTGCTAATCGTTTAAGTTTTATCTACAGAGATGACGGCAAAGGCAATGGCAGCTCTAACACAGGATTTTTCCTACATTTTAGACAGGGCACATTAAATCAAGGTACTTTTGCAGTTACACAGCCTGCTACCGACGAAACAGTAGATGTTGATGCAGTTAACATCAACAATAACGATGTTTGGCTTTATAAGTTAGATCAAAACGGTATTGAAAACGAATACTGGGCACAAGTTCCTAGCTTTGAAGGCAACAATATTATCTATAATAGTTTAAACAAAAGCATACGAAATATCTACGGTGTAGTCACTAGAGCCAACGACAAAATTAGTCTAGTGTTCAGTGATGGTGTATTTGGTAATTTACCTCTAGGAACTTTTAGAGTATATTATAGAACAAGTAACGGATTAAATTATACTATCAATCCTAAAGATGTAAAAAATATCACAATTGATATTCCTTATGTAAGCAACACCGGACAGCTTGAGACAATGACAGTAACTTTAGGATTACAAAGTTCAGTGTCTAATTCAAGTCCTGCTGAAACCAACGACAACATCAAAGCTCGTGCTCCTGCAACTTATTATACGCAGAACAGAATGATTACTGCTGAGGACTATAACATTAGCCCATTAAGCGTAAGTCAACAAATTGGTAAAATTAAAGCAGTTAATAGATCAGCCAGTGGCATCAGTCGCTATTTTGATCTAGTTGATCCTACAGGCAAATATTCAAAGACAAATTTATTTGCTGACGACGGCATTGTTTACAAACAAGAATACATTGACAGTTTTAAATTTTCTTATGCAACTAGAACAGACATTGAAGCTGTAATTTATAATCAAGTTACTGATAATTTAAAATTAACAAACTTAAAACATTTTTATTATAGTAAATTTGACAGACCAAATACTTCTGAATTAGGTATTAAATGGATTATTAAAACTTCTGATACTAATCAAGTTACTGGTTATTTTAAAGATGACATCACAACTACAATACAGAAAGTAGGAACATTTGCCACTGGTACTAACACACTAAAGTACATCACTGTTGGATCGTTGTTAAAATTTAGAGCTCCGGCAAACTATTACTTTGATAAATCAAATAATAATAAATTAGTGTTGGGCAATCCAACAAGTACTAACGCAACACAAATTTTGTGGACAAAGGTAGTGGCAATTTCAGGTGATGGTACTTCTGGTGGCACCGGTGAACTAGTAGACGGTTCTGGTCCTATTGTACTCAACGATATTATTCCTTCAGCTTACAACAAAACAACATCAACCACTGAGTTGCAGACAGCTCCTCAGTTAGAAGAAATTATTCCAGCATGGAAAACTGCACTAGACAGTGCCACAGTAGCTTCTATGGTTGATTTAATTTTTGCAAATAAATCATTTGGTCTACGATATGATTCAGAATCACGTTCTTGGAAAATTATTATCAGCAGTAACCTAAACACAATTAACGTGTTCAGTCTAGGACGAGCAGGCGACGCAACAAATCAAAATGTTGATTCAAGTTGGTTGCTGTTGTTTAACACAGACAGCGAGCAATACACAGTTACTTCTCGATTAGTTAGATATATCTTTGAAAGCAACCAGCAGGTAAGATTCTATTTTGATTCTAGTGATAAAATTTATGATTCAAGAACTAACACAGTGGTCAAAGACAAAATTAAAATTTTAAGTATAAACACACAGCCAAACAATATTACATCTTTTACCTATGATAGAGACTGGGAAGTTACCGAAGAGTTTAAAGGACTTGACGGATACATTGACACTAAAAAAATTCAAATTACATTCAGCGACAGTGACGATGACGGTATAGTTGATAATCCTAATTTGTTCGAAGAGATAGTTCCAACAGTGACTATTCCTCCTGTAAAGAATCAATTTATTGTATTAGAAAAGTACGTAATAACACAGGGACAAGAAGACTACAGATTTATATCAAACGATGATGATAAAATTTTAATTCGCCAGAATAAACTATCTGTAAGTTCTGGAGACCTACAAAAGTTAGGCAGTTATTTTTATTTTGTTGAAGAAAATTTTGTTGCACAATTAAATGCAGATGATGTATTTGAACCTAGTTTAAATTATAAAGTCTATGCAGGAAGAAGCGGATTAAAATTTCAATACATTCATAACGCTGACTACGAAGCAAGAATTGATCCTGGATTAACAAATCTAATTGATATCTATGTGTTGACCAAAGAGTATGACATTCAATATCGCCAATATATAAACGGTTCAAAAACTGTAGAGCCTTTAGCTCCTAGCAGTGATGAATTGTTTAATTTGTTAAGTCCTGAATTAAACAAAATTAAATCTATCAGCGATGAAATTATCTATCATCCTGTAAAGTATAAAGTTTTATTTGGTAGCAAAGCTACTTCAGATGTACAGGCTACATTTAAGGTTGTTAAGAATGATGAAATTGTTATCAGTGATAACGATATTAAATCTAGAGTTCTTACAGCCATAGCTGAATTCTTTAGTTTAGAAAATTGGGAATTTGGAGACAATTTCTATTTTAGCGAGTTGTCAACTTATGTAATGAATAGACTTTCACCAAACATTGTAAACTTTATTGTTGTGCCAAAACAAAGTGATTTAAGTTTTGGTAGCTTATATGAAATAAGAAGCGAAAAAGATCAATTATTCATCAATGGCGCTACAATAGATGATATAGAAATTATAACAGCTATTACTGCAAGTAAAATTAAAAGTGCAGGTCAAATTGCCGTTGAATCAACACTGGCAAGCAAACAGTCTGTAAACAGCTCAGGGAGTAACTAATGGCATTCACCAATGATCAAAACGAGCCAAAATTGCCAATTTCAAATTCTGAAAAACGTAATTCTTCAGATCTATTACCTAGATATTATAGAACAAATAGTAATAAGAAATTTTTACAGGCAACGCTTGATCAACTTATTCAACCCGGTAGTGTTAGAAAAATTAACGGCTATATGGGCCGTCAAACAGCTAAAGCTGTAAAAACTGATGACATCTTTGTAACAGCAGTAGATACAGTACGACAAAATTATCAGTTTGAACCGGCTGCAATTATTCAAGACTATCTAGGTAATACAACATTCTTTAAAGACTACATTGATCATATTAATCATATTGAAACAAATGACGGTATTGTAAGTAACCATAATAGATTAAACAGTCAGGAGTTTTATTCATGGGATCCGCATATCTGTTGGGATAAGTTTGTTAATTATCAACAGTACTATTGGTTGCCATTTGGTCCCAGCACTATTACAATTTTTGGTGCCGATAAAGCAATACAAAGTACCTATACAGTTGAAGGTGTTGACGAAACAGATAATGTAGCTTATCTTTTTACGCCTAACGGCCTTACAAGAAATCCAACACTAAAATTATTTAGAGGTCAAACTTATAATTTTGAAATTAATGCACCTGGCCATCCTTTCAGTATTAAGTCAGCAAGATCGGGCGGATCTAACGATAGATATGTTAAAGGAGTTACTGGTATTGCAGTACAAGAAGGTATTATTACGTTTGAAGTACCACTTGATGCACCAAACGTATTATTCTATGTTAGTGAAAATTCAGTAGACACCGGCGGAGTCTTTCAAATATTAGATATTGAAGAAAACACAGTTATTGATCTTAATGCAGATTTTTTAGGAAAAAAAGAATACATTATTCCTAACGGTACCGCAGAAGGTCTGCGTGTTAGTAACGGAATGAAAGTAAGATTTGGTGGGGAAGTTATTCCTAGCAATTACGCCGACGGCGCATATTATATCGAAGGTGTTGGTACTGCTATACGAATAGTAGCAGAGCGTGCCCTTGAAATAAGATCAACATTCTCAGCAGATAAAAGTATATTGTTTGATGATACACCGTTTGATCAACTGCCGTTCAGTGAAGTTGGAACTTATCCAGTGAGACCTGACTATGTAACAATTAGTAGAACAAGTCCTGATCAAAATCCATGGTCTCGTTATAATCGCTGGTTCCATCAAGATGTTATTATCGCCAGCGCCCAAGTAATAGGTGAAGAACCAAATTTAGATCAAAATTTTAGAGCTACTAGACCTATTATTGAATTTAGACCAGGTATTAAATTATTCAACTACGGTCATGCGGCTAAAACTCCAGTTGATGTAATTGATACTTTTACCAAAGACATTTTTAGTACTATCGAAGGAAGCCTTGGCTATAACATAGACGGCATAGATCTAATACAAGGTATGCGTGTCCTGTTCACCGCAGACACCGATTCGTTAGTAAAAAATAAAATTTATAAAGTTAATTTTATTGATGTAACACCTCAAACTTCAGAACTGTTGTTTGATGCCACACAAGTTAATCCTGCTTTAAACACTATCACGTTTGGTGCTAATCACGGCCTCACAGTAAAAAGCAGAGTAGTTTACAATAACGTTACATTAGACTCGGTCCCAGGACTTACTCATAGACAAGTATATTATGTAAATGTCATTGATGCAGTAACTATCGAATTATACACTAAACCTGACCTTTCTGTAAGAGTAGATATATTGGCCAAGGGAGAAGGTACGCATAAATTTGAATTATTCAAGTATCCGCGTAAGCAAATTTACCTAGAAGAAACTCAAGATTCTTCTCCTGTGGAATATGAAACTGTTACAGTTAATTTAGGAATACAGAATCAATCTAAAACATTTTGGTTTGATGGAACAAGTTGGAAAGCTGCCCAGGAAAAAACAGCAGTAAATCAGGCTCCGTTGTTTGATATATTTGACGACAGCGGTGTAAGCTTTTCTGATCTTACAAAATACAGCGGATCTACCTTTGCCGGTAATAAGATTTTTTCTTATAAAACAGGTGTTGGTTCTGTAGACACAGTATTAGGGTTTGCCTTAACCTATCAAAATATCAATAACATAGGCGACATCTTATTCAATTTTAACCTAGCATCCGATCCTGAATTCAAATACAAACTAGGATCTAGTTTAATTTCTAAATCGATTAGCAATGGCTTTCTCAAAATAATTGATAATTTAGACAGTATTAAGTATGAAAACGGCTGGATTAAAAATGTATTGTCCAACGTGCAGCCTATTGTAAGAACTTATAAAAATGAAACTAAAACAGTAGTTGACGAAAATGGTGTAAGATCTACAGTGTCAATAGTAAACGATTTTCCATTAGATGTTTTTGATACTAAAGATGGACTAGAAGATTTATTAGTCAAAGTTTATGTTAACGGTACACGATTAATTCCGTCAAAGTTTTCTATTGTTGATGACGTTGTTTACAAACTAGTAAGATTGACCACAGATGCTGTTGACTCAATGGTTACTATAGAATGCTTTACAAAGAAACATAAAAATCAAAACGGCTATTATAAATTACCAATTAATTTAGAAAATAATCCGTTGAACAACAACATTCAAGACTTTACCCTTGGTGAAGTAATTGATCACGTTGACTCTATCATTGGTAACAATCCGTTGGTATTTTTTAATAACGGCCCTAAAGCAATCTTAAGAGATGCTGGACGATTAAGCGAATACGGAACAAGATTCGTACAGCATACAGGTCCAATGAACCTTTCTTTATATCATCTTGGTAATAAGTCTGCTAACCTACTCAAGGCATTAGATACTGCACGTACTGACTATGCACAGTTTAAAAGAGCATTTATTATTGCTGCATCTGACAGTGGTTTTGATGCTGAGCCAAGAAGACACGTAGATTTTATATTGCAAAATATGTTTGCAAATAAACCTAAATCTAGTCCTTATTATCTTTCTGATATGTTCGGGTATACCGCAGCAAATCGTACAGAATACACAGTATTAGATGCTAGAACTACATCGTATCCTTTAAGTCAATTGTTTAATTTAAAAACATTGTCTAATCGTGCTGTCGGAGTATACCTTAATGATGTTCAATTAGTACACGGTCGAGACTATGTATTTGGAGACACTGAGTTTGTTACACTCCTAGCAGAGTTAAGCGAAAACGATATTATTGAAGTATATGAATACGAATCAACTGATGGATGCTTTGTACCACCTACTCCTAGTAAGCTAGGATTGTATCCATTATTTGAACCTTCAATCTATGTTGACGACACATACATTGAACCAGTCAAAGTTATACAAGGACATGACGGTAGTATTACTATTGCGTTTGATGATTATAGAGACGATTTAATTTTAGAATTAGAAAAACGAATTTTTAACAATGTAAAAGTATCTTATGATACTGAATTGTTTAATATATTCAATTATATTCCAAGTTACAGTAGAGAAAATGATTATACAGTAGATGAATTTAATTCAGTACTATCAAAATATTTTTATCAATGGACTCTTAATATTCAAGAAGACTATTCTCGTCCGTTGTTCTATGACAGAGAAAATGCGTTTACTTACAATTATAGAGATCATGTAGCACCTGATGGTAGACTTGCACCTGCATATTGGAGAGGAATATACAAATGGTTCTTTGATACAGACACGCCTCATCTTACACCTTGGGAATCATTAGGATTTTTTATTGAACCAATTTGGTGGCAAGATGTCTACGGACCTGCTCCATATACTAGCGATAACCTAGTTTTATGGGATGACCTTAAAGAAGGTCTAATTAGAGAGCCTGGTAAACCTCCTAGACTTAACAAACAATTTGCTAGATTAATTTTAGACCAAGGTCCGCCAGTTGACACTAATGGAATTTTACTTGATCCGTTAAACGCAGGCTATGTAGCAGGACTAATGCAAAATTCAACAGATTCTTTTTATGTCTTTGGCGACCAAGGCCCTGTTGAAGCTGCTTGGAGAAAAAGCAGTTATTATCCATTTGCATTAATTAGTACAATACTATTGTTAAAACCAAATGATATCCTTGGACGATGCATAGACCGAAGCAGGATTGTAAAAAATAATACTGGCCAATTAGTGTATTCTGAAACTGGCCTTCGTATTAGATTACAAGATCTTATTTTTCCTTCTGTTGCTGATGAAGTAGAAACAGACAGAAGATTTACTTCGGGGCTAGTAAACTATGTTGTTGAATATCTTACTAGTAAAAATACAGCAAGATTAACCCAATACAAATATGATCTAGCATCGTTGACTAATAAAATGTCAACAAGATTAGGATCTTACACTAATAAAGAAAAATTTAAAATTCTATTAGACAGCAAAACTCCAACCAGTGCTGGCGGAGTTTTTGTGCCTGAAGAAAATTATTCAGTTAGTCTTAATACATCAAGTGCTATAAGAAAAGTAATTTACAGCGGTATATTGATTACAAGATTTAGTAACGGCTACGAAGTAAAAGGTTATAATACTCAAAATCCTTACTTCATTGTTTACAAGTCTAAATTAGTAGACAGGGTGATTAAAGTTGGTGGCATCAGTGAAAGTTTCCTTGAGTGGAAAGCAGGAGAAATTTATACTTCTGGCAAAATTGTAAGATATAATAATTTATATTACAGAGCAAAAACTACTCACACTGCTTCAACAGAGTTTGATGATCGCCTGTATGCTAGACTTGCAGAACTACCAATTATTGGCGGTAGAGAAATAGAGTTAAAAAAGAATTTTAATGCTAACAATGTTGACAAGATACCATATGGCAAAAGAATTGCAACAGTACAAGAAGTAGTTGACATCATCATGGGCTACGGTGCCTATCTAGAAGATCAAGGTTTTGTCTTTGATGATTTTAATAATAATCTGGGAACAGTAACAAACTGGGAAACTAGTGCAAAAGAATTTGCGTTCTGGACTACACAGAACTGGGCAGAGGGTTCAGTGCTCAGTATAAGTCCTAGTGCTAATAAACTTATTTTCCAATCTCAAAATTCAGTGGTTGCTGATTTGACAGATAATTTTTATACCTATAGTGTTCTTCGAGTTGACGGACAAAAGTTAGATGAAGAATTTATAAAAGTTTATAGAAATGAAAATCAATTTGTAATCGAACCAGAAAATACCAACTATGGTATCTACGGAATTACTCTGCACCTAATACAGAAGGAACACGTAGTTGTCCTTGATAACAAGACTTTGTTTAATGATACCATCTACGATATTGAAGCAGGTTATCATCAAGAAAGAATTAAAGTTATAGGTTATATAGCAGCTGGTTGGACCGGAGGGTTTGAAATTAAAGGGTTCATCTACGACGAAGCTAAAATTCAAGAGTGGGAACCATGGACTGATTATAATCTCGGTGATATTGTAAAATATAAACAGTTTTATTATGCTGCCAAAGAAAGAATTCAGGGTGTACGTGAATTCAATGACGATACTTGGGTGATTTTAGAAGAAACTCCTAAATCTCAATTATTACCTAACTGGGATTATCGTGCTGAACAGTTTACAGATTTCTACGACCTTGATACTGACAATTTTGATGCAGGTCAGCAAAAAGTAGCACAGCATTTAATTGGTTATCAGAAACGTCAATACCTCGAAAACATTATTCAGAATGATGTAAGTCAATACAAGTTCTATCAGGGTATGATTATTGAAAAAGGCACGCAGAATGTATTGAACAAACTGTTTGATGTGTTAAGTGCTGACGGTCAAGAAAGTTTAACGTTTGACGAAGAGTGGGCTTTCCGTGTAGGGGAGTACGGAGCAGTTGATACCTTTGATGAGGTAGAATTTATTTTAGATGAAAATAAATTTAAAATCAATCCACAGCCGGTTGAACTAGTTGATTCAATTGATATTAACGAAAAAGATTTTGTCTACAGATATAAACCTACAGATGTTTATGTTAAACCTCTGAGCTACACAAATAACATTTGGCCAACTTATACTACTAATAGATTTTTAAGAACTAGCGGTTATGTAAGAGTTGAAGATGTTAAAGCTACAGTAAGATCAATAGCCAATGTTATTACTTTAAATGTAAATGATTTTTCTAACGGTGATTACATCTGGGCAGCTTTTGAGTCTAGAGATTGGTCAGTGTATAGATTTAGTCTGTATGATTTAAAAGTTAAAACAGTAGCCTATGAAAATTCTTCTAAACAAGTAACTGTAACATCCTTTGCATTGCCTCCATTGGCAGTGGGTGACATAATTGGTATTAAAGGAACAGAAAAATTAAATGGATTCCATAAAGTTACAGTAGTTAACGGTAATCAATTTAAATTTGTTAAAGACGTTCAAGGTTGGCAATCTTTTGCCGATGCAGATACTATTGTAACATATAAAGTTTTTAAACAACGTTCTCCTCACATTACTACTTTAAACTCTTATCTTCCGGATGAGTTTAAACCAAATGAATTAGCATGGATTGATAGTAATCAAGCAGGTAACTATATTGTTTACAAGAACAATCCTGTTTATAGAAAAGATAATTTAGTTAATTTAGAACCTGCAAATTCGTTTAATTTTGGTCGCTGTATAGCAATAGACGGATCTGGTAATTTAGCCGCAGTAGCTACAGCTGAATATGTAGCATTATATCAAAAAGGTTCAAGCGACAATTCTTGGTCATTGTTTGATAGAATTACCGATGTAGTTGCAACCACTTTAAAATTTAGTCATGACGGAAGTTGGTTAGCTGTGGGCGTACCAACACATGATTCTGACAAAGGCCAAGTACAGATTTATTTTAGACAAAAATCTGGAACATTTGAAATAAATGCAACATTAATAGGCCAAACAGCCGGTGATAAATTTGGCAGTACCAGCAGGTATATCAACAAATGAATATTTTGGATTTGATATTGCGTGTTCAAACACCGGAAAAATATTAGTAATTTCTGCTCCTGGAGATGGCCTAAACTCTGGACAGGTATTTGTCTATGAATTTAACAGCGGCTATACTAGCCCAGTATCTTTCCTAGGACTAAATCAAGAAAGGCTAGGCCAATCAGTGGCATTGTCCAATGACGGTCTTACTCTAGCCATCGGTGCAGCTAGGACAGATGTAAACGGAAAAGCTGATGTAGGCGAAATAAGAATTTACAAATATATAAACACAGGATTTGTACACGACCCGGCAGCTGGTATAGGGCAAGTGTTAAGAAGTCCTAGAGAATATAGATCTGAGCAATTTGGCACAGACATCGGATTTTTAAATGATGATAAGAGTCTATACTCTTATTCTGTAAGTTCGGGAATTGATGCTACGTTGTTTGATTCAAATTCAACTACATTTGATTCTAACTTAACTGTATTTGAAAGAACCTCTAATGAAAACAAGATTGATATTTTTGATCTATTAGACTCAACATTTATCTTTGGAGAAACAATCACTCCTACTTCTGATGCTGCGTTTGTTGGTTCTATTTCTGGTACAACACTAACTGTAACTGATGTTACGCTAGGTAGAATTGAAGTTGGTGCTACAATCTACGGAAGTAATCTTACGCCTGTAAAAATTATTTCTAACGGAACTGGTTTAGGCCTAACTGGCACTTATACGATTGCAGGCACAAGAACTTTCGTCTCAGGTTCGTTGACAGCTAGACGAATAGTAAATATTACAAGTATTTCTGGTTATAAAAATACTCTATTGCTGTCTTTTGCAGCAGAATCTGATATTGATCGAGTAGTATCTTCTATTAACTATACAAGCTCTGGTAGAGTATATTCGTATGTTAAATCTGCTAGCGAAAGCAGTTGGCAAAAACATTACGAACAAATACCAAGTGTTGACGTAACTAAAATTAAAAAAGTTTATCTATACAGCACAGAAACAGGTAAGCTTATTAAATACCTTGATGTAGTAGATCCTATCTACGGTAAAATACCCGGCATTGCCGATCAAGAAATCAAATATAAAACTTACTTTGATCCTGCAAACTATTCTGTAGGAACAGATTCTGTAAATGTTGATGAGACTGCAAACTGGACAAAGTCAGTGGTTGGTGCTCTGTGGTGGGATTTATCTACTGCAAGATTTACAGATCCTCAATCAGGAGATGTAAATTATAGAACAACTAATTGGAATGAAGCACATCCTTTTGCCAGCATTGATGTATATGAATGGGTAGAAAGTTCTATCCTGCCATCACAGTGGAATAAGTTATCTGGTACAGATAAAGGACTTTCACAAGGAATTACAGGCACTACAAAATATGACGACTCAGTTTATAGTGTAAAGAAACGATATGATTCGGTAAGTCAAACATTCAAAGAAACTTATTATTTCTGGGTAAAAAATAAAACCACAGTACCAAACGTTGAAGGTAGAAATTTAACAGCCCTTGACGTTGCAAAAATAATAGCAGATCCAACATCCTACGGATATAGCTACATTGCATTTACAGGACCAAATAGTTTTAGTCTAGTAAATTGTAAAAAATATCTAAATGCTAAAAATGTTGCAGTTAATATTCAATATTGGAAATCTGAATATAAAGAAAGCAATTATCACAGCGAGTGGAAATTATTAAGCACTAACAGAAGCACTGAAATTCCGTATGCTATTGAACAAAAATGGTTCCATAGTCTAGTTGGTAGAGATGAAAATGGAAGATTAGTTCCAGATATTTCATTGCCTGAAAAGAAACGTTACGGTATAGAATTTAGACCTAGACAGGGCATGTTTGCCAACAGAATTGAAGCTCTAAAACAATTCGTTGAAAGAGTTAACATGATTCTTAAAGACAAGTTACTGGCTGATGATTACGACCTATCAGCATTACAGAAATTTGAAATGCAGCCAACGGTTGTTTCTGGCCTATGGGATCAAAAAATTGACACTGAAGAAGAATTAAGATTTGTACAGACAACTTTAATTCGCCAAGCTGTTATTACGCCAGTGTTGCTTAATGGTAGAATAGTTTCTGCTAATATTGTTGACTCTGGTAAAAATTATGGTAGACTAAAAGTTT